ACCGTAGCTGCCTGATCGCCTTTCATCCATATCGCCACGGTAAACGGAAAGGCCGCTGATTTCGGTACCGAAATCAGCGGCCATATAACCACGTTCGTAGCGGGGCATGGATTTGAACCGTGGACCTCTGGTAACGTTGTTGCCCAGAGGTCCACGGTTCAAATCCATGAAGCCCGATTATTTGATTTTATCCTAGCGGCGTAATGCCGCCGGCCGCCAAGGATGCCGGCCGTGAGTATGCACAAAAAGCTGCCCCCTGCTCAGTGGCGGGACGAAATCACCCTATGGCTCGAATCGCTCACGGCGGCGGGCCTCAGTCAGGACACCGTCAACACGCGGCGGTGCAAGATAGGCCACGCGGCGCGGTGCCTGGATAAATCGCCCTATGACGTGACGTCAGAGGATCTAGTGCATTGGACCGCCTCGCAATCATGGAAGGCGGAGACGCGCAAGGGCTACCGAAACACGCTCGTCGGTTTTTTCCGGTGGCTGCATGCCACGGGCCGGCGCGCGGACGATCCGGCCGCCGCGCTGCCGAAGGTGCGCAAGACGCGGCCGCATCCCCGCCCGTGCCCCGACGCGCACATATACGCCGCCATGTGCGCCGCGAACGATGTGGAACGGCTCATGCTGCGCCTCGGTGCCGAAGCCGGGTTGAGACTGTCCGAAATCGCGGCCGTCCACTCGCGCGACGTGCTGGAAGGCGACGCCGGCCCGTCGCTGATAGTGCGGGGCAAGGGCGACAAACAGCGCATAGTGCCCATAAGCGAAGACCTGGCGAAGCGGATAACGGCCGCGCCCGGTTGGCTGTTCCCCGGCCGGTGGCGGGGACACGTCGAAAAATCGTATGTGTCCCGCCACCTCACACGGCTGCTGCCGGACGGTTGGGGGCCGCACTCGCTGCGCCACCGGTACGCCACGCGCATGTACGAGACCACGCACGATCTGCTGCTGGTCTCGAAACTGCTGGGACATAGCAGCGTGGAGACCACGCAAATCTACGTGGCGATGCCGGACAGCCGTCTGCGCGTCGGTCTGGACGCGGTGACGTTGGCCGGCTAGGCCGCGTGCTGCGCGCGCGACTTGGGCGTGATTGGGTTGTCCTTCCACCACGCCCATAGCGCGGCGCCCACGTTCCATGTGAGGGCGACGAGCTGGTTAACCGTCTCGTCAGCGATGGGGATGGTATCGACGCCGAACATGACCAGGCAAGCGTTAATCAAGCCGAGCAGCAGCACGGCGGCGCGGGCGATGGTCGCGGCGCTGACGCCGGGGGTGCGGGTGTCGCCGCCCTCCACTTGTTCTTCGTATTCCATGGCTATCCTTCCTTTTCGGTGGTCTTGTCGGTGGCGGTCACGCTGATTTCCAGCGAGTCCAGCTTCGCGCGCACGGCGTCCGCGACGATCTTGGATATGTCGGCCGGGTTCGCTCCCAGCGCCTTGCTAAGCGCCTCGATCGCGGCGGTCTGCGCCGTCAGCTGGGTTTTGAGGTCGGCTATGTCGTAACGCGCCTGGATGACGCTATCCAACACGTTGCGGCCGTCGTTGCCCTTGGTCTGGATCAACGCGTCGGCGGCCCGGTCCTTGAGCTCGTTCCGGGTCTGGATGATTCCATCGAAGAGATTGCGGCCGTCGTTGCCCTTGGTCTCGTAAAGGTCTTGCGCACTCACTGTTCCTGCTCCTGTCAAAAGTTGGTTTGCTTTGTTGATTACATAATCCACGTCCAGACCATTCGCGGCCCGGTCGGGACATCCTGCGTGATCGCTGCCTGGTATCTCTCGGTGCAACCACACGTTGCCTTTTAGCCCGTCGTGCCATAGGCGCGGCCAGCCGTATCGGCGCGCGATGTCCGCGCACAAGGCGGCGCTAGCGTCCATGCACGCCTTGGTGCAGGGGACGCCGGCCATGCCGCCTTCGTGCTCGATGCTGATGGTCTGGCAGTTCGACGCATAGTTGCTGTCGGTCCACGGCGCGTCAGTTTCTCGCACATACTGGTGGATCAGGCCCGTGGAGCCGATGCCGTATGTGCTGGACGCCTGGCGCACCGGATTCTGAAACGTCGCGTCGGTGCCGGCGAGACGGCCTACCATGATGTGCAGGGTGATGTGCGTGACCTCGTAGCCGTTGCGTCCCGCGTAGTGGTTGGGGCTGCCTATCCATGTGCTATTGACCATTCATTTGTCTCCTTTCAATCGTCTCGATGCTCGAAAAGCCCTTCCGGTGGCTCAGGCGGTGGTGGCGGTGCTCGCCGGTATATGTGATCCACGAGAGCACGGTTCCATTGCCACAACAGGGAATTGTCGGTCTGCATCTGTTGCGCGAGCCGGTACGCCTCCAACCGGTCGCGCGAGGCGGTTGCTACGGTCTGGATAATCGCGCCCAGCACCACGCCGGCGACGCCGACCACCGACACGATTACTTCCTCGCTCATAGCTCCACCACGTTGAGATAGCCGGCCACGCGCATTATGCCGCTGTTGTTGGAGTGGAACGAGACCTGGATTCCGCCGGTGCCGTCGGATTCGATGACGGTCACACACTCAATTGCGCTGAACGCATTACCAGAGGTGCTCGATTCCGCCGCACTCGGGAGCAGTGACGAGGCGCCTCCTACCGTCGCCACCCCGATGCTTAGCCATGTCATGTCTGCGATACCGGAGAACTGCATGTATTCTTTGACCAGCCATCGGCCGGCCGGCAGAATCGCATACGCGCCCTTGCTATTGGCAGTCGTCTTGATGTCGGCGCTTCCGGTCACGTTGGAGAACATCATGTATGTGTCGCCGTTGTTCAGGATGAGGTCGTTCGCGGATCTTTTGAACCGGCAGCCCCACGTGCGTTTCTGTCGAATCTCCACGGGGTGCCAGGCGTCGCCAAGACGGTAGTACAGACCATTGCGTTGCATGGTGTCACCGGTGACCACGCCTGATTGTCCATTCACGCCTTCCAGTGACTCCAATGTCTCCAGCGTGGTTGCAGTCACTGGCGATACGCCTTCGGGGGTCGCTCGCGCGTCGATTTCGCGCAAGACCTTTTCGACGCCTTCTGCCGTCTGTCGGAACTGTGGGGGGGCGGACGATACGAGGTCATCGGCCTCGATATAGGGGATGCCGTACACGCTTGTGGTCTTCATCCTTGTGATCCTTCCTGTGTTGGTTGTGAGAATTGTCGAATTAACGCGAGCTCGGCTAGTGTGAACCGGCACATGTCCCATGTGACGGGCCATGCACCCATATCCGCCCACGTGGTCGCGGTATCGGTCTTGACGGGCAACGGCCATAACGTGACCTCGTTGCGGAGCAACGGCCGCCCGCTCGACCACTGGTAGGTGAGCGTGCCGCCGATGGTCGCCCACGCGCCGCCCGTGGCGGGTATGCCGTCGTCGCCGGTGAGACGTGACGACGTGGCGCCCTGGATGACGAGCGGCCCGGAACTGGCGGTGAGATACAGGCGCGCGTGCGTGGCCGGGTCCAGCTTGCGGCCGTCGAACACCACCGTTGCCGGCCGTAACCGCCGGTCGATGGTGACGAGCAGTCGGGCGAACGCGTCACGATCCGCGTCGGTCGGGGCCCACACGCTGCCGCCCGCGCGGCCCCATACGCCGCCCGACTCGTCGGCCGTCACCACGTCGGCCTCAACGGTGACGCTGGATTGCGTGGCCTTCAGGTTCGCCGGCAGCCGGCCCATGTCCGTCAAAGCAGTTTCGTGCTGGTCGAACTCAAGCGCGCCGTCGGACGCTTTCGCTGTCTTGCCCTGAATAACGAACTGGGTGACGGGTTCCGGGATCGTCAATGATTGTTCGTCGTCGGTGATGACGTCGGCGGCGTCCAGGCCGTCCAGCGTCTCGCCCGTCCAGTCGGTCACGGTAAGTCGGGCTGTGTCGTCGATGCCGATGCTGGCGGGCGCGCCGAACGGCATGTAGTCGATGCGGCTCGCGTCGCGGTCGGGGTATTCATACCACAGCGGCCACATTCGTGAGTGCGCGTAGAGACGGTGGAGCAGGGCGAGCTGTGACGGGTAGTCGTCGGTCCGGTAGGGTGCCACGGATGCGGTGATGGGGAGACCGTTGGCGTTGGCCTGCGGCGCGTCCGCCTCCCCGGCACGTCGGTTGAGCTCCGTCAATCGTTCGGCCATGGTGCCGACCCAGTGCAGGCCCGTGTAGCGTGCGTCGGACGAGATGGGCCCTTGTTTCTGCATTCTTTTCCACAGGATCATGCGGCTGGAGGCGCTGAGTTCCAGTAGCCAGCCGTCGCCGTGGGGCCGGGTTTCGCCGCCGTTCTGCACCAGTCCGTCGAACAATGTCGTCGCCGTGCTGGACTTGCCGGACGGGTTGCCGGGCGTGTATGCCTGGTGCATCGCGTCCAAACGCATGCGCTGCGCCGACCATGCGCCCATGTCGTCGCGGAGCATGCCCCATGTGGGTTGCGCCGAGATCTGCACGAGCACGCGCGCGCCGGCCAGGGTGAGGGCGCGGCCGGTGAGCCAGCCGGTCGAGTCGCGTAGCCGGAACGTCATCACGGACGGGTCGGGCTGCTGGTCGATGCCGTCGGTGCCCCACTGGATGCTGAAGCCGTCCAACGCGGCCACGTCGTTGTCGTGGTCGTTGACGGCAACCCAGCCGTCGCCCCAGTCGAGGAACATGAAACACTGCTGCGCCACTAGTTGCCTCGCTTCCGGTCGTAGTCGCGGAGAATCTTCCTGATTTCGCGTGCCACGCCCTCGCGGTCCACGGGCGCGTTGAACGTGACGTTGAAAACGGTGGTCGTACTGGCCGCCTGACTGCCGGCGGTGGTGCCGCCGTTGAACACGACGTTGGATAGGCGGCCGTTGATGTTGCCGATGGTGCGGCGCACGTCGGTGTCGAAGCCGGTGCGCAGGCCTCGTGCGAAGCCCTTCATGATGAGCCGGCCGTTGTTGACGAGCATGATGGCGTCGTAGGCGGGCGGCCCCTTGTGTTCCTTGATCCAGTCGCCGATGCCGCCTATCCAGCCGGTCACGGAGTCCCACATGCTTTTCAGGCCGTCAAGGAAGCCGCTGATGATGCTGGAGCCTGCGTCGTACAGCAGTCTGCCCACGTTGCCGATGGCGGACAGGATGCGGCCGGGCAGTCCGCTGAACCAGCTGACCACGTTGTTCCACGTGTTCTGCGCGAACTGGGCGGCGCTGGAGAAGAACGCGCCTATCCTGCCGGGCAATGATTGGAAGAATCCGATGATGTTGCTCACGCACGAGCCGACGAAGCTGGTGAATTTGCTCCAGATATTCCGGCCGGCCTCGGTCTGGGTGAAGAAATAGATTAAACCGGCCACCAATGCGGCAATGAGAGTGATGATGAGCACGATGGGATTGGCGTTCATCGCCACGTTGAGCGCCCATTGGGCCACGGATGCGGCCGTGTTGGCGATGCTGAACCCCTGCAATGCGGAGGATACGGCGGTGATGACGCCTGCGACTTTGAACACGGCGAAGCCGGTGCCGATGCCGACCAGGGCGGCGCTGATGGGTTCCGCGTTCGCACTCACCCAGTCGCCGAACGCGGTGAGTTTTCCGGCCACGTCGCCCACGATGCCGGCCGCGCCGTTGAAGGCGTCGCCCAGCGCGGTGCCCGCGCCGGCCGCGCCGCCCATCGAGTCGAGCAGTGGCGTGAACTGGCCGATGAGGTCGCCGGCGGCTCCGGCGAGGCTCTTGCAGGTCTCCCATACGCCGGCGAAGATGTCGCCGGCGGCCTGGGCGGGGCCGGTGTTCTGGAACGCGGTGAGGAAATCGGAGACCTTCTGTTTCGCGGTGTCGAACGTGCTGGCGGCGGTATCCCGGATGGTGAGCAGGAAGTCCACGACGGGGCTGTCCTCCTCGATGTTGAACGCCTCGCGCAGTTCCGTGCTGAAGTCGCCGTCGCGCACGAGTTTGATGACGCCTTGCAGGCCGGTGGTCGCCTTGCCGCTGAACGCGCTGATTTTGTCGGCGGCGGCGCTCATGGCGGAGGTGACCGTCGGTTTGAACAGGTTGAACGCATCGGTCAGGCCGCCGACCACGGCGGCTTCGAGGTTGCCCATGGCTCCCTCCATGGTGGAGGTGCTGGTCGCGGCCTCTTTGGCGACGTCGCTCATGCCGAGGTCCATGATTGCGGCGGAGAACTCGTCCGCCGTGATCTCGCCCTTCTCCATGGCGTCCCTGAAATTGCCGGTGTACGCGCCGGCCTTGAGCATGGATTCCTGGAGCCGGCCGGCCGCACCGGGGATGGCGTCGGTCAGCTGGTTCCAGTTCTCGGTGGTCAGCTTGCCGGCTCCGGCGGTCTGGGTCATGACCATGGCCACGCTTTTGAACGTGTCGGCGTTGCCGCCTGCCACGGCGTTCAGATTGCCGGCGGCCTCGGTCAGGCCCACGTAGTCCTTGACTCCGTTGGCGGCGAGCTGGGCGGTGGTGTTCTGCACGGTCGCGAGGTCGTAGACCGTGCGGTCCGCGTATTCCTGTGTGGCCTTGGTGGCCTGGTCTATGGCGGTGGTGTCCAGTCCGGCGAAGCCCATGGTCTGCTTGAACTTGTCGGTGCTGTCGCTCATGTCCACGACGGCGGCGCTGAAGCCCTTGAGCTTGTCCCACAGGGCGGTCACGCCCTTGACGGCCATGCCGCCCATGAAGCTGCCGAAGGCGGCGGCTTTGCCGGTGACCTTGCTGAACGCCTTCACGGCGTCGTCGCTGTTGCCGGTGATTCTCACCGACATGATCGCGCTACGCGCCATGTTCCGCCTCCTCCATGCGTTCCATCTCCTGTTCGAGCAGTCCTATCGCGGTGCCCCAGTCCAGTTCGCTGGCCTCGTTGCGCCATGCCCACGGCGTGCCGCCGAAGTGGTGGGCGAGGATGACGCTGAGCTTGCCGAGCGAGTCGTCGGGCCACTCGCCTATTCGGTAGGGTTTTCCGGGGTCTCCACGTCGATGTCGTCCACGTCGTCGAGCCACTGGTCGTATGGTTTGGACGTGTTGCCGGCGAACCTCATCGCGAGGTACGCCATGTAGTAGGACTGGCGGATTCGGCTGCCGTCTCCGGCGGCCCATCCCTCCTTCTGCGCGTGTTCCTCGCATGAGGTGATGACGCGCGGGGTGAGCGGGGCCTCGCTGGTGTGGCCGTCGGTGTAGGTGACTTTCGCGATGTTGCGCACTGGTTATGCTCCCTTGATCTGTTCCAATGTCTTGTCGACGTACTGCTTGTAGAGGCGCGCCCACTGTGGTTCGGTGGAGGCGACGCCACTGTTGACGAACTGGCGGCCGACGATGCGGCGTCGGGGCCAGCCGTAGTTGATGACTCCTGCGTAGGGCACCGATTTGCGGCCGGCGCGGATGATGCCGGCCTTCTGGGTCGCGCCGATTCGCACGCTGCCGGCCAGTCGGCCGGTCCTGCCGTGCGGGGCGAGTGCCTTGACCGCCGGCAGTGCGACGCCCGCCGCCTGCCGGTTGACCTCCTTGAGCTGTTTGAGGTCGGCGCCGGCCTTGCGCATCGTGGCCACGAACCGTTTCTGGCCGACCACGTACAACGCCTTGTCGGCCATCACGCGCTGGCCGTGGCCGTGTAGGCGCTGGCCTTCACGTTGGTGGCCGAGAACTCGAAGTCCTTCTTGTTGCGGGTCTTCACGTCGCCGCCGAACGCGATGGGCGCGATGGTCACGGTCATGTCCAGTTGGAGGGAGCCCTTGTTGTTCGGTATGAACTTGGCGGTCTTCCGCTCCCCGGCGTGGTTCAGGCACCACACCTGCGCGCCCTCCATGCTGTAGTCCTCGCCGATGCTGCCCGACAGCTTCCATGTGGAGGTGAGCTCCCCGCTTTCCTCGTGCCCATCAAGGTAGGTGTCGGGGTCCTCGCTGGAATTGTCGGGGGCGAGCTCCACGCTCGTGCAGTCCACGTCGAGCCTGCACTGGTCGTCGGCGGCACCGATGACCAGGCTTCCCGGTCCCAGGGTGCGAATCTTGTCTGCCATGGTTGTTTCCTTTCGTGTTAGATGGCGTTCAAAGTGACTTCGTATGCGGCGAGCGTGCCCGCGTCGGCGAGGTTGAAGCCTGAGGCGGTGGCGCTGCGCAGGGGCAGGTTCTCCTGGTGCATGAGTTCGAGCACCTGCATGATGAGGGGGATGGCCTTCTGCTGGGTGGTGGGGGTGCCGGCCGTGACCATGAGCTTGATGGTGATTTCCGGCGGGTAGGGGTGCCATCCCTCCCATGTGAAATCAGGTGGTTCTATCCAGATGCTGGCTTTGCCCGGTGAGGGTTTGACCAGCGTGGGATCGTCGGTCACCTGTGTGACGATGCCGCCGAGCCCTGTGAGCTTTTCGGTCAGTTCGGAGACCGTGTTGTCGTAGTCGCTCATGACACCCCCATGCCGGCGGGTATGCCGGCGGCGCGCAGTTTCGGCCATGCGCTGCGCATCGGGTCGGTGCTGATTCTGAACGGTTCCACGCCGTCCACGGTCAGGCCGACGATGCCGTTGCGCGCGTCCTTCGCCTGCCATAGATCGAGGGAGATGCCAAGCACCACGTCATCGAGCAGTGGTTGGGCCAGTGTGTAGCCGGCGATGTGTGGGGCGAGGTATGCGCGCGCGGTCTTCAGCATGTCCGATAGCGTGGGCCTGTCGTCATCGTCCATGGTTCCGGCGAGATAGGCCAGTCTGCTGGTGAGCGGGTCCTGTTCGGTGTCGCTCATGGTCAGGCGGCGGCGAACTTGACGGGCAGGATGCCCTGCTTGAACGTGGTGCCGAACGCGGCGTAGCCGTAGACGCTGAACTGGCGGGTCAGGTTGATGATGTTGTCGGCCTGGAGCTGGAACGGGGAGCCGTTGGACTCCCACATGGTCACGGCGCTCTTGTCCATGAACACCACGGTGCCGTTCGGCGCGCCATCGAGCATACGCACGTCCTGGCGGAGCAGTCGGCCGCTGATTGATGCCGGGTCGAGCGAGCCGAGCGTGTCCGAGCCTTGGCCGGAGACGTCCAGGAAACGGTTGCCCTCGTCGGTCAGGTGCGCGATGGCCTTGAACACGTCCGGGCTCACGCCGATGTAGTCCAGGGTTGCGTTCACGTCGTCGAACTTGGCCGATGCGTCGATGATGAGATCGATCCAGTCGTTGGGCTTCAGAGCATCGGCGGTCTTTCCCACGGCCAGTTTGTCCGTGTCGCCAATGGCTTCGATGGAACCGTAGAGCGCGGTTCGGGCCGCGTTCTCGGTGGCGCGGGCGTAGGCCGCGGTCAGGCAACGCATCTCGAAGCTCACGTCCCCCACGGGCATGCGTTCGATGCGCTGGCGGCTCAGGTCGCCGTAGCCGCCGTATGTGTCGATGACGGCGGATTCGTCGCCGAACGTGACCTTGCCGAAGGGCAGCGGGTCGCCTTCCTTCGCCTGCTTGGCGACGGTGTGCGTGTCGGATTTGAGCACGAGATAGCTCATGCTCATTCCCTCCGCCGGCAGGGGCTGATGGGTGAGCAGCGTGGCGATCTTGCGTTTCTGCTCCAGAATGCGGATGCGGTCGGCGATCCAGGTGGGTTGCGGGTCGGCGTCCGCCACTACGGAACCGGTGTAGTCACGGGACAACAGCGCATTGTAGGCTTCCCGAGCCGCTTCGGCCTTGCCGGTGTCGTCGGACACCAGCGCCTTGAGCAGTTCGCCCTGGCTGTGGTATTCGCCCAGCGGCGACGTGCCGCGCTGCTGATTGAGACGGCTGGTCAGCGTGGTCTCGATGCCGCGCAGAATCTCGGCCTGTTCGTCCTGGCGGTTGGTGAGCTTGGCCAGGGCTTCGGTCCATTTCTCGGCCTGTTCGGTCATTGGGGTTTCCTCCTGATTGTTGTTGCGATGGTTGGTGAGTTTCGCGTTTTCATAGGCCGGCCAGCTCACGAGGCTGGTCTCCAAGAGCCGGACCTTCCTGCGATGGGTCACGCCGTCCTTGTCCTTCCGGTCCTCGATGGGAACGAAGCCCACACTGAGCGAATCCAGGGCCCCCTCGTCCAGCAGGGCCACGGCGTCGCGCCCCTGCTGGGTGTCCGCGATGCGCGCGGTGATGTGCAGGCCGTCCTCGCGGTTCTCGCCGGATGTGATGGAGCCGATAAGGGTGTCGTGCTGGTAGTAGAGCTTCGCGGAGTCGAGCCCCTCGAAGACGGTGTCGGGGTCGAAGGTCTCGCGTTCGCCCCACACGTCGATGACGTCGCCGAACGGCACGGCCACGCCCTCGATGGTGCGCCCGTCACCGTCGTCCTCGGAGCGGGCGAGCATTCGCCCCTTGAATCCGATTTCATGCTTCATCGGTGTTTGTTCCTTCCTGTGAGCCTCCGAGCGGGGGCATGTTCTCCCTTGAGCGGGCTTCGTCCACGGTCATCACGCCGGCCTCGATAGCGATCTTGTAGGTCTCCATGCGGGTTTTCGTGTCCGAACGGCGGAACGAGTCCCAGCCGAAATCGATGGTCTGGCCGCGTGGTATCACCATGCTCAGCGCGTCCTTCATCGGCTGCACGTAGGCGTTGAGGGTGAAGTCAGCGAACTGGCTCCATTCCTGTTCCACGTTGCTGTAGGTCAGGCTCGAACCGGATTCGGCGAGCATGAGCTTGGGCGGGATGCCGAACAGTCGGGAAAGCAGGGTGGTGTCGAATTTCTGGGTTTCCAGATACTGCATGTCGGACGGGCTGAGCAGCAACGGCGTGTAGGTCATGCCCCCGCCGATGACCTTGACGCCCTTCATGTTCTTCTCGAACCGTTGCTTGGTGTTGGTGGCGATTTCGTCGTTGATCATCTTGTCCGTGGAGAGGATGCCGGAAGGCTGGGCTGGCTCGTCGAACCACATCGCCTTCGCGTCCCTCGCGTCCATGGCACCGTTGATCTCCGCGCGGCCGGCCTCCACGGGTCCCAGTCCATGCAGTCTGCCGGGAATGCTCACGAACGGCAGGTGAAGGATATCTTCATCGCGGTAGACGTTGCCCATGTACCCGTATTGCTTCCACGGGTTCGCGGGGTCGCCGCTCAGGTCCGTGATGCTCACCAACGAGGCGGGCAGCACGCGCAGACCTTTCACGGTGCCGTCCAGGCCTCTCAATTTCAGCCAGAACGCCTCGCCCCGCACCACCATGTCGCCCACGGTCAGACGGACGAACTCGCTGCGATGACGGTTGGGGTCGGGGCGGGAGATTATCGGCAGTTGGGGCACGATCTCCACGCCATCGCGCAACTGACGAAGGGGCAGCCCCGCGATGCTGGTCTCCAGAATCTGGACGGCGCGAAACACGGTGCTGTAGTGCAGCACGTCGCGGTCGGCCGGGGTACGGGCCGGCGGGGTCGTCAGCGGGCCTTCCGGTCCGGTGGCCGCGCGGTAGGCCGGCGCCATCCGGTTGAGCAGGCGTTCCACGAGATTCATGGCCCCAACCATGCACCGGCGCGGCTGGTTCTGTCCATGACGATGCGGCATCCAGCGGCATTGGGCGGCATCCAGCGGCATGTCGTCAGAAGACCTGGATATCGTCGGCCTCCCATTCGGGCAGGTGCATGTATCCCCAGTAGGCCATCGTCATGGCCTCCAACGCGCTCACGTCGCCGGCCGAACGGTTCCACAGCCATGCGTCGCCGCTCTTGCGTTTCGTGGCCCTGCACACCTGCTCGTCGGCCAGCCTGTCCGAGGCGTGCGTGAGATTATGTTGCTCCAACGCGCTTACGAACGATTGCGGGGCCGTCACCGCATCTGCCGCCCTCATGTCCGACAGCCGGTAGACGCGCTCGAACGTGTGCGGGTCATGGGCATTGGCGAGCACATCGGCCAAGGCGGCGGAGGGGCCGCGCGGGTCGATGCATACCGGTGCCCTGTAGTCGTTTTGGAGGGCCAGCAGTCTCGCGGGCGATTCGCCGGTGCCCGGCAGGTCGTCAACGATCTGCACGAGCGGCGGCCGTCCCCCGCCAACGCCGATGCAGGCGGCTATCACCGTGTGGGTCGCGTCCAGGGGCACGCCCACGCCGAAGCACACGCGCATCCCATGCTCCGGCGTGACCGGCTCGTCCATGGTGTCGGCCCACAGCAGGGAGTCGATGGCCCTGTCTGTGCTGCCGGCGTCGCGGATGTTGCCGAACGCCCTCGCCCAACCCTCCGCGTCGTCGTCGAACTGACGGCGGAACCCGGCCAATTGGTCGAAATCGAACAAATAACCGGCCCCCGGGTGATATCGCCATATGGTTTCGAGATCCTCCGGGTCGGCATCGAACGGTATGCCGAAATCAAAGAACGCGGTACGGTCGGGGATATCGCCGGCCCTCAGCCTGTCCAGGCGGTCGTTGAAATACTCGCTGCTGGCGTTGCCCTCCGTGCTCGTCCACCATATCTGCGGTCTCACGCCGGTGAGCTTCAGGCGCGTGGTGGTCGTGGGGATGAAACCGTCCTTGAGGTTCTTCGCCTGTTGTTTTGACAGGCTCCATACCTCGTCCACGTTGATCAGGTCGCCCTGCACGCCGTGGCCGGCCGCCTCGGTCGCGCCGCCCGGCCTCAGCTGGCTGCCGTTCTTGAACTCCAAGGCCATGCTGCCGTTGCTCAGGCGGGGTGGTTTGGCAAGTTTCCGCAGTCTCGATTTGCGCCATGATTTGACGAAATCACGAAACTGGTCGTTGGCGTCCTTGCCGGTCTGGGCGAGATACCAGGTCTTGCGGTCCGGCCCCCACAACGAGTTGCGCACGTCGTAGCTTTTGGTGATGGTAGTCTTGCCCGCCTGTCGTTGGACGGTGAGCACGAGTTCGTCGTACCAGTAGGTGCCGGTGGACGGGTCGATCTCGCTGATGACATCGATGACCTGGCGTTGCCACGGGATGAGTGGCTTACCCAGCAGTTCGCTGAACCTGGCCACGAGAGCGCCGTCGGTGGCGCGTTCCTGGTTACGCGCGGTCGCGTGACGCGGTTGCAAGGATGGCGGCTGGTCGTGGTTCATCGCGCCGCCTTGCCCAGCAGTTCGGTGATTTCGGGGTCTTCGTCCATCGTGTCGTACATGCCCTCGAGCTGTTGGATATAGCCCAGAAGACTGGTCATGTTGCGGCTTATCTCGCGGCCGCGCGCGTTCTGCACGTCGATGTTGCGGGCGATGCTCAGCATCGATGAATAGATGAAGTCGGCCATCGGGTTCTCGGCCTTGCCGTCCCGGTACTCCTTGATGAACTCCCGTGTCGCCTTTTCCTGCGGTCCTTCGATCAGTCCCGCGTTCTCCAAGCCCTCGAAACCTGCCATGAGAAATTGCTCCAATCACAGTAATGGTGTATATTCCCTGTTTGAAGCATTTTCATAGCCTGATTTTGGGGTGCCGTCCCTATTTTCGGGCTTTTTTTATTGTTTTGTGGGGAACCAAAAACGGTGGGCGCGGGGTGTTCCTTCGCTTCGCTTCTCAAAAAAACGACGGTCACCATGCCGGCCGCGCCGGTTGCGAGCCGATCAGGCCGGCATCGGGTCCGTTGGCGAGCCCGAGGGCCGCGAGCCTTGACCTGCGAGCCTTGAGCCTCACATCGATGCCGGTCTGAGTGATGCCCTGCCGGTACCACTGGAGCACGCCGGCCTGCAACCGTTTACCAACGTCCATGCCTCGCGCCCTGAGCCTGTCCATCACCTCCTGCTTGCCGGGGTCGCAGACCGTGATGTCATAGTCCAGGGCTATCCACTCGTCCAGCAGCCGAGGGCTTCGTGGCGTGAAGGGCAGGGTCTCCACCAGCCACAGCTCCACCGGTTCCGTGACGCGCACCATGTGCCGGTAGGCCCCGTACCATGCCCCCGATGCCATACGCCTCACCCATTCCACGGTGACGTGCTCGGCGTCCGAGCCCGGCATCATGGCCTTGGCCAGTGCGTCGAAGTCCAGCACCACGGCCCCCGGTTGCCGGTGCATGTCAACGTACGTTGACTTACCGCCAGCCGGAGGGCCGATGACCGCATGGATAAGCGCGCCATACCCGTTAAGCGTCCGGTCGCCCCGAAGCGAGTTGCAGTGCTTGCACGCGCGGCGAAGGTTCGCCGGTACGGTGGGCCCGCCCGCGATATGCGGCACGATGTGGTCCGTGGTGTCGCTGTGCTTCGTGCAGCCGGGCATCCCCAGCCAGCAGTCGTTGCCCCACCGCTCGATGACCTCGGCCGAGACGACTGGCGGCACACGTTGCCTATCCCTTCTGCCCGGCATGACGCCACCTTTCCACCTCGGCGCTCTCGTACCGGACCAGCCTCGTGCCCGGCCAGCGCGTCCAACGCGGCCCCTTGCCCACTTCCTGCCGCCACTTGCGCACCGTATCCGGCTTCACGTTCAACAGTTCGGCCACCTCGACCGTCGTCAAATACCCCATCATCCCTCCTAGATCAAACTCATGCGAGACTGCATCTGCACGGTCGGCTGAGCCGCCTCGGCCCTGCGCCTGAATACGCTTATCTGCCCCTGCGCCCACAGGTCGAACTGGCGTGCGTCCAGCGTCCACGCGCCGCCGACGCGCCGCACTCCCATTGCCGGCCAGTCGCCTCCCAACGCGGCCAGTTCGGTGCCCTTGCACA